GAGGACGAGGTACTGAGATCACTACGCTCCCAGGTGGACAAAATCTTGGAGAACTTGAGGACGTCAAATACTTCCAGAAGAAGTTATACAAGGCACTCAACGTTCCAAGCTCAAGGTTAGAAACAGAAACTACCTTTAACATTGGTCGTGCTGCTGAGATTACTAGGGACGAAGTAAAGTTCCAGAAGTTCATCGCACGTCTCCGCAAGAGATTCTCGGAACTATTCCATGATCTCTTAAAAACACAACTCATTCTAAAAGGTGTTATCACCATTGAAGAATGGGAGGATATGAAAGAACATATCCAATATGATTACATTGCTGATAACTACTTTACAGAACTCAAAGAGATTGAGATCCGTAACGAAAGAATGAATCAGGTTAATGTAATGGATCCTTATGTTGGTAAATACTTCTCAGTTGAGTATATACGAACACAAGTTCTAAAACAGACTGCACAGGAGATTAAGGAAATTGACGAACAGATTGAAACTGAGATGGAATCTGGTGTTATACCTGATCCTGCAGCAGAAATGGATCCTTCTATGGATCCTAATGCTGCCCCTCCAGAAGCAGAAGGAGGAGCACCCCAAGGGGATGTTCCGCAGGTTGATCCGAGCGACGCACGCAGAGGAGAGATCTAAATGCTAAATAGTATACAGTAGGAGTTATTATGCCAAGCGAAATTGCACAACAAATCGTCAATCAAATATTTGGTGACGATAAAGCAAAAGCAGTTGATTCGGTACAAGATGCCATATCAGCAAAAGCTTACGACGCGATTCAAGCAAGAAAACTTGAGTTCGCTAAAACTATGGGATTTGAGTTGGACGATACCGCCCAAGCATCTGCTGATGAAATAGCAGATAAAGCATTTGACGGTACTGAGAAACCTGCAGAACCAACACAAGGTAATGTAGAAACACCAGAAGTAGAAGAACCAATTGACACTTCACCTGCTTCAATCGATCCACCATCTGCTGTACAAGAACCAATAGAGGAACCTAAAGATGAGACTGATAGCTGAAGAAATTACAACTGTTGACTTTCTTGCTGAAGAGAAAGATGGCAAGAAGAGTTACTTCATTGAAGGTGTATTCTTGCAAGCGGAACTAAAAAACCGTAACAACAGAATGTATCCTTTTAAGACTTTGCAAAACGAAGTCGCTAAATACAGCGAGAACTACATTCAAAAAGGCAGAGCTCTTGGAGAATTAGGTCACCCTGACGGACCATCTATTAACTTAGATCGTGTCTCTCATAAAATACTTTCTTTGAAAGAAGAAGGTAATAACTTTATTGGTAGAGCAAAATTACTTGATACACCATCAGGTAAAATCGCCAAGTCACTGCTAGACGAGGGCGTAAAACTAGGAGTATCATCCCGTGGCATGGGTTCAATTCGTAAGGAAGAGAACTGTAATGTTGTTATGGATGACTTCATGCTCGCTACTGCTGCTGATATTGTGGCAGATCCTTCAGCACCTGACGCATTTGTGGATGGTGTCATGGAAGGAAAGGAGTGGATTTGGGATAATGGCATACTTAAAGAGTCTGCTGTTGCACAAATCAAAGACGAAATAGATCAGGCAACCCTCATTAACTTACAAGAACGCAAAGTTTCCGCGTTCGAGAAGTTTTTGAAGAGTTTATGATTTATAAATAAATACAGACAACGCTTAAAGCAAAACGGAGTTCAAACAATGGCTGAGACCCTCGAAAAAAATCTTGATGATATGGAAAAAGTGACCGAAGGCACTACCCAATCTAAAACTGCGGTTAACAAAGACGCTAAACCTGGCGAACCAATCGATACATCGAAAGGTGGAGCAGCAAAAGTAATCGATGTTAATACTGATTCAGAAGAAGGTGCAAAAGGTACTAAGAACGCAGGTGCGTCTGCTGCAGGAGCAGTAAAGCATGAAGGTTCTAAATCCTTATCCACTAAACCTAGTGCAGCATCCGCTAAAATGGAGGACGCAGAAAATGAAGAAGAAGCAATCACTGAAACCAAGTACGACTTTAGTCAAGATGTTGACGCTCTTATCTCTGGTGAAGAACTATCAGAAGAGTTCAGAGCAAAAGCAATAACTATCTTCGAGGCAGTGGTCACAGAAAAAGTGAACAACGAAGTAAAAGCGTTGCAAGAAGCATTTGAATCTACTCTACAGGAAGAAGTAGAGAAGGTCAAAACAGAATTAGCCGAGAAGGTTGATGACTACTTATCTTATGCTGCAGAAACTTGGATGAAAGAGAATAGTCTCCAAGTTGAGCACGGTATTAAGACTGAGATGAGTGAATCATTCTTCAACGGTCTAAAAGATCTTTTCTTAGAGCACAACTTCAGTGTGCCTGAGGAAAAATTCAATCTACTTGACGGTATGGTTGGAGAGCTTGATGAAATGGAAAAGAAACTCAACGAAACAGTCGAATCCAATGTATCTTTAAATAAGAGAATTGGTGAGTTTGTCAAAATGGAAATCGTGAACGAATGCGCTACTGGTCTAGCAGAAACCCAAAAGGAGAAGTTAGCATCATTAGCAGAGGGTGTTGAGTTTGAAAATGAAGAAGACTTCCGTAAGAAAGTCCAAACGATAAAGGAATCATACTTCACTAGGAAGGCTGAACTCGCTGAAGAAGCGAAGGAACCCACCGAAGATGGAACACAACCCCTTGTCGAATCTACAACAAGTGGCACAATGTCGAAATATGTTGATGCAATCGCTCGTTGGTCCAAATAATTAAACAAAATTACTACTTCCAAAAGGAGATAACGAACAAATGACTGTTCAAAAACTACAAGAGAAGTGGGCACCCGTTCTGAATCACGATGCTCTCCCTGAGATCGGTGATACTTATAAGAAAGGCGTAGTCGCACAACTTTTAGAAAACCAAGAAAAAGCACAGATCGAAGAAGGTCAAATCCTTTCTGAGACTCTACAAACAACAGGATACACTGGTGCTTCAACAGCAACAGGTCCAGTTGCAGGTTTCGACCCTGTTCTAATCTCATTGATTAGAAGATCAATGCCTATGCTTATTGCATATGACGTTGCAGGTGTTCAACCAATGACAGGTCCTACAGGACTTATATTTGCGATGAGAACTAACTACGGTTCTGAGAGAGATCCTAACGCATCAGGTTACGATGAAGCATTCTTCAACGAACCAAACGCAGGTTTCTCTGGAGGTCCAGGTGCATACGATCCTGGCGCATCCGACGCAACAAACGACGCAGAAGGTAACAACCCTGCTGTTCTTAACGATGCCTCTGCAGGTACTTACGAACAGACAGCAGATGCTACTGGTATGACAACATCAGCAGTTGAAGGACTAGACGATAGTTCATCTAACACTGCTTTCAGAGAAATGGGTTTCTCAATCGAGAAAGTCACTGTTACTGCTAGAGCAAGAGCACTAAAGGCAGAGTACAGCATCGAACTAGCTCAAGACTTGAAAGCGATTCATGGTCTTGATGCCGAGCAAGAGTTGTCAAACATTCTGTCAACAGAGATCCTTGCCGAGATCAACAGAGAAGTTGTTAGAACCATTTACACAAACGCTGTAAAAGGTGCACAGAACAACACTTCTACTGCAGGTATCTTCGACTTAGACGTTGACTCAAATGGTAGATGGTCAGTTGAGAAATTCAAGGGACTATTATTCCAGATTGAAAGAGACGCTAACGCTATCGGACAGGAAACTCGTCGCGGGAAGGGCAACATCATGATCTGCTCTGCAGACGTTGCATCTGCTCTAGGTATGGCAGGAGTTCTAGACTACGCTCCAGGACTACAGGGTAACAACCCTCTAACTGGTGTAGACGATACTTCATCAACTCTTGTTGGTACACTTAACGGACGCATCAAGGTTTATGTTGACCCATATTCAGCAAACGTAGCAGACAAGCACTTCTATGTTACTGGATACAAAGGTACATCACCTTATGACGCAGGATTATTCTACTGTCCTTACGTTCCATTACAGCAAGTTAGAGCAATCAACCCTAACACCTTCCAACCAAAAATTGGTTTCAAGACTCGTTACGGTATGGTATCTAACCCATTC